ATTCCAAATACAGACTTGTAAAGTACGTTCCCAGAGAAATCAACTTCATCCATATCTTTAGTTCTGATTGAGGTAGCATCGTCAGCTAAACCTGTAGCGAATGTGATGTTCTCCTTAGCAAAGATTGCGATAGTGTTATCAGGTAATCCGTTTACAGTTTGAACTGTGTAACGACCGTAAACCATTGCAGTGTTAGCGTTTCCACCAAAACCGTTAGCAGCACCATTCTCGATAAGAGATTTAGCGTAAGCATCAGCTACGTCAGGAGATACAATAAATTGTACTTCTTTTCTACGTAGAGCAGTTGGTATGTTTAATGTAACTAAATCGAAAGCATCCATTACGTTTGACTTGTCGATTGCTCCAGCAGCAGCTGGTTTGATTACGTCAGCATCAGCACCGAACTGAGTGATTAAACCTTCCATTTGGTTAGCAGCACCTGTTCCGTTCCAGATTTGGTCTTCTACCCAACGACCTAATTTTGCTACTGTATCAGCAATGATTGCTTCAGAGATAGACTCTGGAGACTCATTCCAAGCAGAAGCACCCATATCGTTATCCCAGTTTACTGGACGAAAGTCTTCTTTACATATTTCAAATTCGTTTTTGAATTTAGAGATTTCTAATACTTTTTCACTGTAAGCGATAGCATCGGTTGCAGGTGTAGTTCCACAAGAGTAATCTACAACTCCTAAAGTAACGTCTAAGTTTCTTAAGTTTAATTTGTAGTTTACGTCTGGTACAACGTTTAAAAGTCCTAATCTAAGAGTGTCCTCTTCTTTGATAGCAGCTAACATTATATCTTGAGCTACTTTTCCACTGTAATTACTAGTAATTGCCATAATTATTTTTTGGTATTAAATGTTAAAAATGTTTATTTTTTGATTCTTTTTATTAATCGTTCTGCCGAACTTAATTGAGTTGGTACAGACTTAGGTGTGTTACCTGCAGGCTGGTTTGATAATTCAACTACTTCTGATTTAAGTTCGATGTTCTCAGTTTGTAGTGATTCAATTTGTGAAGCGAATTCAGATTTGAAACCTAACATCATTTCCTCAACGATTCTTTTAACATCGTCTTCGGTCATCATTTTTGGCTCTTCTTTTTCTTCTTCCTCTTCTTCAAGTTTTTCTTCTTCTTCGTCTTTAACTTCTTCTTCGAGTTTTTCGTCTTCTTCTTCTTCAGTTACTTCTTCAAGTTTTTCTTCGCCTTCTGGCATAGCTTCTTCTTTTGGCTCCTCGTTAGACTCTTCTTTTTCCGTCTTAACGATTTCCGCAATCATACCACCATCAACTTTTAAAGTATCTTCAGAATCCTCAAGAGGATATTCTCCGTCAGGTAATGCAATTCTTTCCTCATCTTCACCTACAACAAAGACGGCTGTTCCTACTTCCATAGTTTCGCCATCAAATTGAAAATCGATGTCTCCAGACTTAGCAGAACCAAAAGTTACCGTCTGTGTCTCTTCAGTAACCTCAGTGCTTAAAACAAGCTCTTTAATTGCATCTAACACGATAGATTCGTTTTTACTCATACTTACTTCTGTTTTTAAATTAACCTCTTCTAAGTCGACCATAGCATCGATAGAGAAACCCAGTAGCTCTCCAGTTTTGATATAATCATTCCATATCTCATCATTGTCAACTTTCATAGATACAAGCCACGAACCTTTAGGATATTCCATCCCGAAATTAGTTGACTTATCTACCTTTGGATTTTCGACAATCCAGGACTCAACGAATGTTACACCATCAATTGGTGTTTCATGTTCGAGCTTGGAATTCAATTGGAATCCACTCTTAAAGAAATTGTGTGAATACTCTTTAATAGTTTCTGCTGAAAAGAACATCTGATATTCGTTCTCTCCATCATTTCTGTATATCAATTGGTCTGGTTGTAATACAAGACCCATTAATATTTTTTGTTCTTGATTCACCTCAGCGAATTTTACAAGTTTCTCTTGTTTTGACATTGCAATAAATGTCTCCTCCGTTGCCGGCTGATTAACAAGTGAGATTGCAAAAACCCCTTTAGAATCTTTCTTAAATTTACCTTCGAATGTTTTCATATCTTAAGGACAGGTTTTAGGTTGTTTTTGTTATTTTTTAGTATATATAAAGTCCTGTATCACACCCTTATATAAAACCTAAGTATTTATACTAGATTCTTATTCGGATGCGATACGAGTCTCCTGTGTGATTTATATTGAGCTTGAGTCGCTTATTTCTCGGTCCAATGCTTGAGCATTTGTAACATCTCCAGATACTACATAAGCTTTGATTGGTTGAGCGTTTCTATTGTCGATGCTATTCTGAAGTGCGTTATCACTAGTTCCTTGTACTAAATTAAAACTAGGAGCAGCATTATCTTGGCTACCGCCACCATCTTCCATTCTACTAACATCGGAATTCATATTACTGTCAAACTTAGCGGATGCAATCTTAGCCATATTCGCTAAACCAACAACTCCAGCCATAATACCATTTGCAGTTCTAAGTGATTGTGTAGGTGTTGCATCAGTAGTCTGCGAGAACGCATTAATCATACCTTGTGCAACTCCCATACCTGCTTGACTTAACTTCAATGCCTTATCTACCATAAAGGCTTTCTTAGCTCGTTTCTCTTTGCTTTTTTCATCTTGCTTACCTAACGCTTCTGTGATTGAAAAGATTCCTTCTGTGAGACTCTGTGTAGCTTGTAAGCCTTTTCTAACCATATCAAATCCTTGATTCATTTTATCAAGCTTATCCTTGTTAGTCTGGTCGTTGAACTTCTTTATTATGTCAGCTTTCTTTTGTTCGTAGAACTCTGTTATTCTAAGCTTTTCAGCTTCTGTTAATTCATACTCCTCTAGCTCCTTTAATGTATCGGCCATAGCCTTTTCATTTGCTGCTATTTCCTCTTCTAAGCTTTTCTCTTCCTCTTCAACTTTAAACTCCTCTAACAATGCATCTTTAGCAGCTTTCTTTTCAGCTTCGGTTTTTAACACTAAGTCTCTTTCCTTTTCAGCGTAGAACGTTTTTAAATCAAGCATTTGCTGTTCAAACTCTTTCTGTGCTGCTAAATCATCTTCACCCGGTCGCAACGCTTCTAAAGCTGCTATAGCTCTTTCCTCTTCTAACTTAAGTTTCTGTTCAGCTGTCTCAGCTTCATAGTCTGCTTGTTGTTTATCAAAACTATTTTTCCAAGCTGTATACTTTTTGATTCGTTCTTGTTCAGCTAATTGAGCTGGAGTTAACTCAGTACTTTCTGGGTCAGTTCCTTCCCCTTCAGTAATATCTGCTCCTGTTCTTAGTTTAGTAGTCTCTGCTTGCTCTTCTCTAAGAGTAACCATTGTCTTAAGAATACCTGTTCGACTAAGCGTATCAGCTGCTTCACCAAAACCTTTAATTCCTTTTAGCATTCTCTCTTGTGAATCTGCTAAAGCCTCCTCAGCTGCTATTAGATTCTCTGTTACAGCTTCTTTGTCGATAGCTGCTCCAATGATTGGTATATCAGCGAAAGCTAATATCGCTTTACTGGAGAATATCTTAATCTTACTAAGTATAGTACCAAAACCACCTGTTAATACTTCTTTACTAGCATCGAAAGCTTTAGGAAAGAACGCTAAGAAGTTTCTTATTGCTGCTCCACCGAATTCTATTTGCATCTGTAAACCAGTAATGAAAGCAGTTGTTGCTTGTATGATTCCTCTATACATTTTAGAGAATACACCAGAACCATCTTCTAGACTTAACATGAAACCATCCCAAGCAGAACCTAACTTAGTAACATCACCAGCTGCGTTATCCAGTCTTCTTTCTGCTAGTCTTCTAGCTGCATCGTCTGCTTTGTCTAATTGTTCTGTAAGTGGCTTTAACTTATCAGCATTTGAAGCTAAAGTATTTAACGCTTTTGAACCGTTGATACCAACTAAGTCTAAAGCTGTGTTTAAGCCATTTGATGAGTTATTAACCTTAGCAATTGCTTCGTCAAGGGTTATACCTTTCTTACTTAATTCAATGAATGTCTTTGCAAGACCTGTACCAGCTACACCACCTTTAAGTCCGTTATCAGCTAACACCGCTAATAAAGCAGTAGTCTCTTCTAGTGAAACACCTGTTGCTCTCGCTGTTGGTGCAACCATCTTAAGTGATTCTCTTAATGCCTCAAAGTTAAGTGCTGATATACTTGTAGACTTCGCTAAAGTATCAACTACCTTCTTTGTATCTTCTGTAGATAAACCAAACGAACGAACAACCGAACCTGCAAGTTCTGCCGCTGACGCTAATCCTATTTCTAACGATGCTGCTAAGTCGAGTATCGCTGGCGTAGCGTTCTTAATATCTCCAATAGTGAAACCTAACTTTGCTAACTCCGTTTGTAATCTTACAACCTCGATAGCTGTAAACTGTGTACTAGCCCCTAAGGCTTTAGCTTGGTT